CGAAGAAGAAACTGATGATAGTGATTCCGATGATAGTTCTGAATCAAATGAAATGTACACCTTAGAACTTAACTTAGAGGCATTTTTGGGAGGAAATGTAGAACAATTACCATATAATGATGATGATGATGATAATCAAGGTACATCGTTAGATGCAAGTTGGTTAGTAAATGGACAGCCAGTAAATTCTTACTACTCCAATCAAATGTTTGAGGCAGGTACAAGTGTTGAGGTTCAGGTGGTTGTAGAATCATATCCACCTCAAGAATATGATTTTATAAATTGGACAACTGGTGGTCAAAATGTTAGGTACTCAAATCCAAGAACTTTTATAATGAATAATGATAAGTCCACCACAGCTCAAGTTGGGATACCATTCTAATGAAAAATAAACGAATCATATATTGGGGTGGAACACATCAAACTACAATTCCTCGAATGGGGGCATGTGGTGATGGAGTGGAAGTCAATCCTGCAGAGGGAGCTGGTGGAGGACCAGGAAAACCAGCAGCGTCAGCTTCAGCACCAGACGGGCCAGGATTATTTGATAAACTTAAAGGATTATTACCTGCATTAGCACTTGGAGCTTTAGCTATAGCTGCAATAGCTGGTGTGGCATTTATGTTAAAAAAGAATCGAGAGCCAGATGGTGGTCTTGATTTAGATTTTGATGCTAGTTTATCTGATGAGGAGAATTTCGCAAATCTTGGGCTTGATATACAAGGGGCAACATCTGTAGCCCGTGCAGGAAACGATGGAAAACCTGGATTTGATTCTAATGGATTATCAATCCCACCTGCATTTGTTGGACAACAAGTAATAGATGAAGATGGTAATCTTTGGGTATATAAAGATCCACCAGGAATGTGGATTATGTTTGATGATGCAGAACCAAGATATATTAGTGATGGTGATGAAAATTTACCAATTTATGCACCTTATGTTGCAAATATAACAGATGTTTTAAATCCTGTAACTATTACGGTTGATAAAACTTGGGCGGAAGCTTCATCAGAAATAGATAACCAAAAGAATTTTCACCCTACCCATCCATCTTGGAAAGTTTTATTTCCAAAGGATAAAGATTTATACACATATCTACAATTTGATGGAGATAAACAAAGTTTAACAATTAATTTTTCAAAGGATACTGAAAATTATAAAGAATATCCTAACTCATTAGTTTATAAATTATATGAACCATTACCTGATGGAATAGAAAAGGGTGATTTAACATATGTGGTTAAGGAGATGGCATCACCTTATACTGAAACGGTCGAGTTGGTAGATTTTGTAGAAGAAGATATAGATGCTGTATTATTGAGAAACCCTAAGTGGGATAATGAAACTCATCAATCAAGTTATTTTAGTCCTCGTGATACTAAATTTAAAAATTATGATGAATTAGTTACGAGTGATTCTAACATAAAAGAACAGATTGAAAATGAAATTATAAGTGGTAGTTTTATGGATAGCATAGAACTTTCAGGAATAGATTATAGAAGATGGGATAACTTTGTTCATTTTAGTTCGATTGAAGATAGACTTGTAAATTTTAAAACTAAATTACAAAAAATTGAATTATTTGAAAGTCAGAGTAAAAGTTTATTTGGTATATCTGGCTCATTAACATATACACAAACTTCAAGTTTATCAACAAAAGTTAAAAAAATTAAAAATGAATTTACACCTTTTGAAAACTATATGTATTTTCAATCTTCATCTTATATATCAAGTTCTCTTGGAGAATTTTTTGACAATACTTGGCCAAAGAATGGTGGAAGTGGAACTAAATTAAACGCATATAGTTTATATCCAGTTACATCATCTAAGGCAACATCTTGGTATAATGAACAAATAACATCAGCATCCCTTTTTGATAGAAATAATAGAAATAGATTATTGACTAATATACCAGACCACATTACAAATGATAATAGAAATGTAGCGTTTCACACTTTTATTAATATGGCTGGAGAGCACTTTGATGGTATATGGTCATACATAGAACAGATACCACAAATATATGATAGACGACAACCATTAAATGAGGGACTATCTAAAGATTTAATTTATGCAGTTGGTAGGTCATTAGGATTTTATTTAAATGACGGACAAGATTTAATTGAACTTCCAAAATTATATCTTGGTCAAGAGGCTACTGGTTCTGATGCTAGTGTTTTTAGCCAACATTCTTCTGTAGCACAAAAAGATATATCGAGAGAAATTTGGAAAAGAATGATAAACAATATGCCATTCTTTTTAAAGACAAGAGGAACTCTGAGGTCGTTTAAAGGATTAATAAGTTGTTATGGTATACCATCAACAATATTAAGAGTTAAGGAGTATGGGGGACCCGATCCAGCACCTGATGCACAGCCATCATATTTTATAGATAAAAATTTTACTAAGGCATTAGATTTTAAAGGTGAACAATATGTATTGACAACTTGGGCAAACGATACCAATAGTGGTAGAAAACCTGATACAATAGAATTTAGATTTCGTTCTCAAGCAGCAAGTGGTTCGTTTCAAACATTATTACAGGCAGGAGCAAATCCTGGTGGATTCGCTATAGGTATAAAGGAAGATACGAACTCATCAAGTGATAATTATGGACACGTCGCATTCAGACTTGCACATGGTTCGGATTCAAGTAAAGGTTATGCCGAACTTTCTTCATCATCACTTCCTGTTCATGACGGAGAATTTTATTCTGTAGCATTAACTCGTGTATCTTCAAGTGGTGCACAATTAAGTGTTGATACCACATCTCAAAGAATACAATACAGATTGATGGTTAAGAAGTATGACGAGGGTAGGAGTAAAATTTATTTAGATTCTGATGAAACTATGATTGTAAATGGTGCGGTTAGTTCATCGTGGAATGGTTCGTTTACAGGAAACGAAACTGCTTATATTGGTGGGGCACCTGATAATTCATTTGGTAATCAGATGACTGGTTCTATGATGGAATTTCGTTATTGGAACACAGCTTTATCTGAATCTAACTTTGATAATCATGTAAGGTCACCAAAATCATTTAATGGAAATCACCCATCTGCATCTTGGACAGATTTAGTATTACGATATTCGTTTGATGATAATAAAGCATTGAATAGTGATGGTGATATTCGTGATACAAGTGCAGACCAATCTTATATTCAGTCAGGAAGTGCACAAGGATATACATCTGGTACATTACCACATTTCCGTTCAGTTGTAGACGAAGAACAGATGAGAATTCCTAACTTAGGCCCAAATAGACGAGTATCAAATAAGATTAGATTAGAAAATAGTAAATTAGTTTATGGTAATTTAAGTCATAACAAACGAGTTGAATTAAGTGCATACGATACTGCAGCTTTAGATAGTAATAAGTTGGGAATTTATTTTTCACCAACTGATGTAATTAATGAAGATATTATTCGTTCTATAGCAGACTTAGATTTTGACCAATACATAGGTGATCCTCGTGACCAATATAAATTAAGATATAGACAACTCGAAGATATAGGATTACAATATTGGCAAAAGTACTTATCACCAAATAATTTTTGGGATTATATAAGATTAATAAAATATTATGATACTTCTTTATTTGAACAACTAAGGTCATTTGTACCTGCAAGGGCCAGAGCAAATGTTGGTTTATTAATTGAACCAAATATACTTGAGAGAAAGAAAGAAGTTGTAGGTGAACCACCTAATTTTGATGATTTGTATATTGAAGGAGATGCAAACGCATTAACATATTCTTCATCAGCCGTTCCTGAAGCATATGCAGTTTCAATGTCAGGATATGCAGTTACCATAAGTGGTTCATATCCAGTTTATCGAAGTGCGATAAGTATGTCGAGTTACATCAACCCAAGTGGTTCGTTTGATTCATACGAAGGTACAATTACAAGTTCATTTCACGAACCATCTAAATATATCTTAACTCAGTCAATCAACTCGGATTATGGATATAAAATATATGATATCACAGTAGGTGGTCCTGCTCATGTATTTGAGGAAGCATTACAACCTACAATAACAGGTTCAAGAATATCTGAACATAATTATGAGTATAGGTTCTTCTATACATCTTCAAGAGATGCCTTAAAGGATCACGGATATACTTTTGATTCACAGAAAAATAATTTTCATTCTTCTTCTTTTCATAGAAGTGAAATACAAAGTGTGGGATATGATAATTCATACTTTAGATTGGCATACTTAGGATGTCAGCAAACAAAATATACTACTACGGACAAAGAACCTCCAGTTTCTATAACTGTAACTTCACCAACAACATTGGTAACACAGGAACCTGGAGAATCTAAGTTAAAAGTAAAGTAAAAATACGAAAAATTAGAGTTTGATATATTTATAGTTGAGAAAGTTTTATTCACGATTATATTTAAACTCCAGTTTAAAAGAACAAAAACAATAAATTATCTTTATTTAGGAGACAAAAATGGGATTTCTAAACAACACAACGATTACAATCGATGCTATTCTAACCAAAAGAGGTAGAGAATTATTAGCTAGAGGTAGAAACGAATTTAAAGTAACAAAATTCGCATTAGCAGATGATGAGGTTGATTATCGTCTATGGGATACATCGCATCCAAACGGAACTAATTTTTATGGAGCTGTTATTGAAAACATGCCAATATTAGAACCTGTACCAGATGAAACACAAGTATTAAAATATAAACTTGTTACCTTACCAAAGGAAACTTCAAGATTACCAATACTTGATGTTTCTATTAGTTCACTAAACTTTACTTCGGGACTAGCAAGTGCAGAAATTGTTGCACCAGGAACATTAAACTCAACAGATGCAGAACAAGGGTATACATTTATCATACACGATACATCGGTAGCTAAACTTGAAGTAAATCAAGCAGCACCAAGTCCTTCTGCACCATTAATTCCAGTCGCTTTAAGTGGTGATGAATTAACACAGAGTCAGAATACAACTGGTTTATCAGCAAAAATATTACCACAAACATTTACTACACCTACGAAGAAATCAACACAATTGACTATCGTGGGTAATCAGACAGGAGCAACAACTACGGTAACTGTTTCGGTCAGCAAAACACAATTAGGAAGTCCGGCATCAGCAGCGGGTTCAATCTAAAGAATTATACAAGGAGTTAGAAATGGCATTATCAGGCGCATATAAAGCATTTAATGATGATAACGATATAGTAAAAAACATTAAAAGCGTAATCTCATCAGGAATATGGAGTACAGGAGCGAATACTTTAACGGCCTTCTATACTCAATCCGCACAAAGTTCAAGTACTGGAAAGTATTTTTACGATGTATATAAAACAGACCATACCGATACTGAAAGAGAAGTTCAGTTTTCGATAACTTATGGTCATATACACGGAAGTGGTTCTTTAGGAACTGCGGGAGCCGCGACTGGTAATAGAGCATCAGCTGCGATACACGCACAATTTGTTAATTTACTATTAGGACCTAATGTAGAAAAATTTACATATGGTGGTGATGTAACTTCAAAACATTTTTACGCATTATCTTTACGAAGAGCTCGTATGAGAGAAAAAGTAGATCCAGGAAATTGGGAACTACATTTAAGTGGTAGTGATGTAGCACTGCTACCAGGTACCGATTCACTTATTAAGTTAATTGACGATAGTGGAGCAACAACCAATCCAACCACAGGAGTTGGTGGTCGAGTATTTAATGTTGTTAGTGGTTCAATATCCACTGGAACAGCAGCTACCAATTTAGCAGCAGCATCTCAACCGGGTGGTGGATACGGATTATTCTATCCTGATTTAGGACTCATCGTACTGAACGCTGACATACTACATGCGTCAGGTGGTATAGCAACAGTTACAGGTTCAAATACCGAAGGTGGTAATGTTAGTAAATTTTTCTCTATGATAGAAGGTGGTGGTAAATTCCAAGCCCGTAGAGAAGAAAGAATATCATCGACACATTATTTCTGTCGAGCAGGAAACAAAGAATTTAACTTTTCTAACAATCCAACATTCTTCACAGGTTCAACTGGTGAATTTACTCAACCTACATACTTTAAAGATCCAAAGTCGTACATTACAACCGTAGGTCTTTATAATGATTCTAACGAACTTTTAGCAGTAGCCAAGTTGAGTAAACCCGTTCTTAAATCTTTTTCAAGGGAAGCTCTTATCAAAGTAAAGTTAGATTTCTAATAGATAAGGAGCAAAACATATGTTAGGAAATGTCCATCCGCAAGACGTTTCAGTAGAACCATTCAAAGTCCATAAACGATTTCAATTTAGGACTGCCGATACAGGTAGTGGAGTTTATGCTTTAAAAGGAGTTAGTGGAAGTTTTCATAATTTCATGACAGGTTCTGCAAATTCTCAGAGCTTTGGTGTTTATAATTCCATATCTGAAAGTATGGACAAACCAAAATCTACTTGGTATAGCCTTGGAACATATTACGAACTACCATTATATTATAGCATTAATCATTTGTATTATGAAAAATTTAGTGGTAATCCAAAATTACCACACATGAATGAACAACCACAACCATATCTGAGTTGGGGTCCCTCTAATAGAAACAAAATGAATAGAGAATTACACGACAGATGTTCAGTAATTTCGTTACCACAATCTTTAATCGGTGAAAGAATAAAACCTGGTTCTGTAAAAATACTTGATGATTCTAAAGATATAACTTTAGATATAAGAGATGACGGAGATGGTAATTTATATGATTTTGCATTTAGTTCATCATATGCATCACATAGGTCAGCAAGTTTCGATACGGGTGTTGGTATAACAGCACAAGGTAGTGGTAGTGTTGTCGGTAATGTATTTTATGATACTGGAATGGTAGTAATGACAAATACAGGTTCAAGTTATGTAAATGCATTTTTAGGATCAGGTACAGACGGATTTGAAATAGATTATAGAGCAACTCATACAATTTATCAACACGAATATACTGTAATTGCACCAGCAGGTAGATTCAGTAATTCAAAAAATATAAGTGTTACACACCAAAGGAGTGGTAGTATAACCGTAAAAGAAGGGGCAAGTCCTCACTCTCTTTTTCCACCAGGAGATAATCCATCTGCAGCCGCAGGAAGCGGTTCGTTTAATAGTTCTTATGAGGCAACTGAATTTGTAAATTCTTTTGTAACTCATTCTCAGTTTGCACCCTATGTAACAACAATAGGTCTCTACAACGAAAATAATGAACTATTAGTGATTGGAAAAACATCAAGACCTATAAGAAATGAACCAGATTTAGATATGTCATTTGTTTTACGATTTGATGTCTAATTCGCCATATATATAATATTTATTATAGAATAAAAGAGACTGAAAGTCTCAGAAAGGAGTAATATGATAGGATTACTCGAATTATTAGTAGGTATTGTATTGGGTATTAGTATTTCAGATGCATTAGATAGTGCTAAACCAATCTACCCAAATGATTCCACTAAAGTTAGTACAGAATATTATATAATTTATCAAGATAGATATTTTGGTAGAAGATATGGATATTCTTTGTTTAATGACTATTGGTGGCACACACCAAATAATTATCATTATGGATACCGCACTCAAAGAGAAACTGATGTTCCATTAAGAACTTGGGGTGGTACAAGTAAAGGTAGAAAAAGTGGTGAATATACCAAACCTAAAACTCGTAGAGACGGAGAGGGGGGTGGTAAAGGTCGACATCACGGAGGTAAAGGAAATAAAGGAAGAAAGAAAAACTAAAATAGGAGAATAATCGTGGACAACCAAACACAAGGTCTTGTCGAAGGGTTGATAGGACAATATGGTTGGTTATTTATTGTGGGTGTAATAACACTCATCTTTCAAAATACCATAAGAGAGGCAGTAGATGGTTTCATGGTCTTTTTGGGTAATGATTACAACGAAGATGATGTCGTAGAAGTTGATGGAGAACCAGGAAGAATAGTAAGAGTGAGTATGTGGAAAACCGTATTCTTTATCTATCATATAGTTGAGGGTAAAGTTGTCGGTGGTTCAAAGTTGGTAGTGGCAAATTCAAAGTTGAAAGATTTGAAAATAGAAAAACCATTAGCTAATCTTGATTTATCTAAATATTCAAAAAAATAGTATTGTGATATTTATAATTGTTAAGTAACGCTAGCAATATGGAGATATAAATGAAAAAAATATTGATTGGTCTGTTAATTAGTGTAAATTTATTATCAGCCGAAAATGAACTTTGGAAATTTTTTAAGTATTCGACTGCATACGCAAGTTTCAGTTTGAATGCACCAAGACACCAAGATGATAGGTTTGCTATTATAGGTGGGTTGAGTACAGGACAATTACAAGTCGGTAGAACCGAAAGAGAATTAAAACCTGATTTTCAAACATCATTTGGATTAAGAAAAATTGGTAGATTTAATTATGAACCAAAACGAGGTGTTAAGAATGCTGGAGTTGGTGGAACTTGGTATGATGGTTCAGAATCTAATGCTAATGAAAGTGCTACATTTGGTCCTGTTCAAGGATGGGAATATCTAATTAAATGGTCAGAAGGTAGACAATGGGGTAACGAATATTTAAATCAAGAGTATTGGGTAAGATACACAAGTGATTGGTGGATGGCTAAAATAGGTTGGACAGAGTTAGGATTAGAAGAACTTGAATATGGTCAAGGTGAATTAAGATTTAAATGGACACCACCTGTTTTAGATGACAAAATAAATTTAAGTATTGGTGTAAAACATAGACAACATCCTGTTTATGGATTTGATGCTATGGTATTGGATACGACTTGGTACAAAGGACAATGGTGGAATTTCGCAGAAGATGCCTTTGGTATTGATGATAATGCCTGGTTTACAGAAGATTATCATTTAAATGGTGACCGAGATATTCAACTATATGAAATAGATCCTGAAACTGGTGAGTTAAGACCGATTGAAGGTGGTGGTCCTTTTTGGAATGATGATGGTAGATTTGTCGGTGTTGATTGGCTGTGGAGAGATGAGAATGGTAAAATATTTGCATATACAGATAGAGAATATTTCTTATATCACTTTCCAAGAATGTTAGAAAAGTATATTGGTGGTGTCAAACAAGAAATAGGATATCAAAGAGAAACTTCAATAGTATTGGGAGCTGATTTTTATCATTATGATGATTATTGGTGGTTACATGCTTGGGGTAATTGGTTACCTTACCACTTTGGACACGATAAATATTCATATCATAACGGAGCACATTACCAAACTCATTTAGAAGAAGGTGGTGAACCAAATGAATTTAAATTTAAAGACGCGATGTGGCATAATTGGCACGATTATGATTTTGGAGCAATTTTTGGTGTAAAAATTAAAGATAACTTAGGTGTGTTCGCAGAAGGTCGTTATTTAAATTATTGGGAAAGACCAGCATACGATATTAAGTTCGGTATAAATTATCAATTTATGGGATTTTAGGAGAAAACTTATGAGAGATTGTGAATGTAATGGTTGTCAATGTGAGTATGCATGTGAATGTGGATGTTGTTGTGAATGTGAATGTGAAGCATGTGCATGTGTAGTGATATGTGAATGTGAGTGTTGTAAAGACACCGAGTAGAAAGGGAAAAAAATGTTAAAAAAAGTATTGACTTTACTGAGTATTATATTTATATTCAGTTGTGATGATAGAATAGAAGAAATAGGACCTCAAATAATCAATATGTGGATTGATGGTGAAGTTGTGAATGTGGAAGAAAGATACAAACAAATAACCACTTATGGTTCAAGAGATACTTATATAGATTCAATTGGTTCAGACGGAACTTGGATTGTAGAACAAAAAACGAAAAAGATTTTCGTAATACATTTTCAAGTAGAAGATGGTAGAGTTCTTGCATTAAATGAACATTATGCACTTATTTTTGTTGATTGGGATGCGGCAAACTACACCACAAGTTTAATTAACGAAGGATTTTATAGTAACCCACATACAGATGATAAAGAAGTATTGTTACAAATTGTAGGACCTTATGATTACACAATAGGTGCACAAGCATCTATTACTGAGTTGAAAATGATTTCATCAGGACAATATGCAACTGGTAGATGTGAAGGAAGTTTTTATAATCCATTTACTGATTCTGTAATGGAAGGTGTATTGGAATTTGAAAATGTAAGAATAAGTACAGATGAAGCTAATACTACTTATTTTGATATCACTCGTGATAATTAAGAAAGTAGTATAAAACACGGAGAAAAGTAATGGCAGATCAAGCCAGAACAAAACAAGGACAGAGATTGGGAGAATTGTTATTGGATGCGGATATCGTAACCAAACGACAACTTGCCAAAGCTGCTCAAGCACAAGTAAAGGGTGATAAAAGAAAAATAGGTGAAATACTTGTAGAATTAGGATTTTGTACAATAGAAGATTTAACAGACGCGATGTTAGATACACATCACGAAGAAGTAAAGGAAGAAGTAGTGAATAAACCAACAGAAATTAGTGAAGAAAAAGTATTAGGTACTAAATTCACTTTATCAGTTCAAACAATGGTAGCTGCAGGAACAGGATTGGCCTCATTGATTGGTATGTGGTATGCCTTGCAAGCTGAAATACAAGAAGCTAAAGAATTACCGAGTTTAGAAAGTTTATATTCTGCGGAATACCCATCAAGACCAGAGGGATATAATTGGCCAAGATCTTACGAACAATATAAAGACCAAGTAGGTTCACTTCAAGAAGATATGGATGATGTGTATGATAAATTGGATGAATATGAAGAAACGATTGAAGAACTTGAGAAACTCGTAGCAGATTTACGAGTCGAAGTTGCAAAGAAAAGGAATAAATAGTTATGAATAATGGAAAATTAATTAAAATTACTTTTAAAACATTATGTGTCATGGGATTAGCATTTATACTATGTGGTAATGTTGTAAATGGTCAAGATAAAAAACCAAAGGTAGAAGTTATCAATGATGATAATTTTAAGAAATCAATATCAAAGGGATTTTTTCTTATAAAATTTACATCTGGTTATCAAATGACTACACTTGATAAGAAATTATTTGATGGAGTTAGTGGATTTGAAGGTTGTAAAATAATCGAAGTTGATGCGGGAAATGCAAAAAAAGTAATTAAAAAACTTAGAATACGAAACTATCCATCTTTAGCATTATTTCACAACGGAAAAAAGAAAGAAGTTTGGAAGGCCGATATGGATGGTGTTGTAGATATTAATAATAAAGATATCAAAAAGGCTATTTCAAATGCGATAGCAGGTGATGTGTTTTAATGTATGAACATCGCAACGATAGCTGGACATTTAGCATTTGGGTTAATAGCATTTTCGTTTCTTGTAAAGGATATACTATATCTTAGACTACTTTCAATTTTAGCAAGTCTATTCTCAGTATTTTATAATTTTTATATACCAGACCAACCCATGTGGTTGGCAATCAATTGGAACATTGTCTTTGTTCTTGTAAACCTTTATCACATCGCTGTTATCATATATGAAAAACGACCTGTCCACATGGACGATAAGAATAATGAGTTATACGAAACCCTATTTAAAGATTTAACACAAGTAGAGTATTTAAAAATTAGTAAGGCTGCTATTTGGAAAACATTTCAACCTAATGAATTTATTACAAGACAAACACATCTTGTTCCAGATTTAGTATTGATATACAATGGAACAATAGATGTATTAGTAAATGGTAAAAAGGTGGCACAATTAAAAGATGGACAATTTGTTGGTGAGATGTCATTCCTTACAGAGAAATCAGCAACTGCAACTTGTATTGTAAAACATCCGTGTGAATGTTTAGTTTGGAAACAAAGGGAGTTTAAAGAATTGTTAAAAAGAAACCCATCATTATATTTCACACTTCAAACTCTGTTGAGTGCACAAGTTTCAGATAATCTTGTAAGTAGTTCAAAATCTGAATAGTCTATATTTATTAATATGTTAAAACTCAAAGACCTACTCGTAGAAAGAATTGATTATGAAGATACTGCCCGTATGTTGGTCAAAAAATATGGCCTTCGTTCCAAAGTAAGATTTGGTAAAGTCAAGGGACAAAACGAAGCAGATTACGATTGGATTAAAGATGTTATAAATTTAAAACGAAAATACCCAAATGTCAAAGAATTTGTTGTATCGGTTTTACACGAGATAGACCACGCAAAGATGAGATATAAAATGGGAGCTAAAAAATACGAACACGAATACACGATGGCTGGACAGGACGCAGTAGAAAAAGGTGGTGATTTCCACGATGATAATTTCTACGAAGAACAGGCTGAAAAGTGGGCACAAAACGAATATAGAAGAAAATGGAAGCGAAAATTTAAATGATTTGAGAAATTTAGGTTATACTTATTTATATGAAAACAAGATCTGCCAAGAATAAAGGTAAAAGGTTACAAAATAATATTCGAGATATTCTTCTCGAAAACTTCAAAGAATTAGAGCCTGATGATATTAAATCCACTACTATGGGAGAAAGTGGAGAGGATATTCAGTTATCACCTGCTGCTCGTAAATTAATTCCATATGCTATTGAATGTAAGAATCAAGAAAAATTAAACATATGGGAATCATTAAAACAGGCAGAATCTAATAGTGAGAAAGGTAAACCTGTTTTAATATTTAAGAGAAATCGTAGTAAAACCTACGCTGTTTTAGAAATTCAAGACTTTATAAACTTAATAAAATAATATGAATACTGATATAGGATTTGATAAAACTTATGTCATCAGTTTAAAATCACGACAGGCTAGGCGTGATACAATAAAACAAACACTAAATGGAATTGATTATGAGTTTGTTGATGCAATAAATGGTAAAAATCTTAAAATAAGAAAATTAATTAAGGATGGTATATTAAATACAGAGTATTATGATCCAGGTGGAACTTGTAATCGTAGTATTATAGGTTGTAGTTTATCTCATATAAAAACATGGAAAAAATTTTTAAAAAGTGGACTCGATACTTGTTTAATATTAGAAGATGATATTTTTTTGACCAAAGAAATTGTTAGGTCACAGATGGATGTGGAATATGGAAAGCCACGAAATGAATATCAAATGATACTTGATGAAATAAATTCATTAGATACTTGGGATGTTATTTTTTTAGGAAAAAAAACCGAAGATGTAGATGGTGAGAGAATTACGGATAATTTAATTAAACCAATATTTGGAACTTCACGATATGGTGCACATGCATATATCATAAACAAAAATAGTGTGAAAAAATTACTTGATAGTTATGTACCAATAACTTATGCAGTGGATGTTTTTATGGATGAGACATTATCTAATTTAGATATAGTTTCAGTTAAAAAGTCTTTTATTAGACAAAGGGGTGATTTGGTAGAAGATGAACTTTTACTTAATCCACAACCAAAAAACACACCAGATTCCGATACATTTTGGAATCTATTATATAAAGGAAAATTAACTACTTGTTCCGTTGATGATATAGTAGAATCAATAGAATTTTCTAATTACAAAAAGAGTTCAAATCATTTAAAAGTAGGAAACCAACCAATGGTTAGCATGAAACTTAGGACTTATGGTTAATTTTGACGAAGAATACGATGTCTACGTGGCATCAGAAGTACGTGATTTTTCTATCGGTGGGGTTTCATTTTGGGTAGATAGTTGGATTAGGTATGTCGTTCCATATTTAAGAGTAAAACCAATTCTTATTATAGAAGTAGAACCAACAGATAAGTGGATGAATTATGCATCACAATTTGTATCGGTTATAGACCGACCAGGTTCTAAACATAAATACGAATGTAGTTATCCATCAATTGGAGTAGAAAATTATTTTTCTTTACCTGATACAAAATATACAAATGAGATAATAAAAAAATCAAGGAGAGTTCACATTTTATCGTGTCCATATGGTTCGTTGTATAAGAAAAAAGTAAAAAGTGTGTTAAATAAATATGGTATTATAGACACTGCAATTATACATAGTTTGGAAACCCAATCAGTATCTACGAGTAGCAAATATTTTAACATAAGTAAAAGAAAAACTAAAAATCAAGAACGTTCATTAGAATTACAAGAAAATATAAATAATACAGCAAATGAAACTATATGGATAGGTATAAATAAAGAAAGTGATATCACACACCATATCCCAAATTTTTACAACTTTACAGAAAATTATGAAAAAGAATCATGTATGAGTAATGTTGTTGGTTATGCGGCAAGGTCGGAAGCTAGAAAGAATTTTTATTACTTACAAAAATTAGAATCTAAGGCGTTTACTGCTGATGATATTATTACTTATTGGGAAACAAGTTTTAAAAGTAAGATAAAATTTGATAATGTTGAAGTTATACCATATTCACGAGATGGAGTACACGATTTTTTCTCAAGAACTGATTGGGGGATTTTTCATGGGGCATATGAAAACGAACCTTTTGGATATTCAATATTTCAGGCATTAGATTATAATAAAATTCCTATTATATCTAAAGATTGGTGTGTAGATTATGAGTATCCGTTTAGGTCATCTACACAAAAAGAATTTGAAGAACAAGTTGCTAAAATATCTAAGTTATCACAGAAAGAACGTGATACTTATATAAGAGGCTTTAAAGTACATTTATCTAAATATACAAATACAAATGAATGGAGAGATAAACTATTGAGTATATACAATAAGTCAGAAAATGAGACTTGGTTACCTGGTAGTTTACAACCAAGTAATTCATAATGATAGATCAAAACAAATTAATATATCTGATTGACAGAACGATAGGTTCTAAAGGTCAGAAGCTTAAAAAACAAAATGAGTATATGTATTGGTCACCCTTTACTTCTCATCACAAACCAAAATTACAAATCAATATCATTACTCAAAAATGGCATTGTTGGATTAGTAATCAAGGCGGTCATAAGCTATATCAGTTATTTAAGAAGGTAAATGCTACTTACGAACAGCTAACAGAGTTACGAGAAATTGTAGGAGATACTCGGCCAC